ATATGCAAAAGTTAAAAATAATAGAAAGTTACAGAAATGGACTAAATCAAAGGGGTATAGTAATATGTACTTATAAATTAGTTGAGGGAGGGGAGGCTGATTGTATAGAATTAGAATATTCGGAAGAATATCCAACGTTTGATATAGTTCAGGTAAAATAATCTGATTTTAATATATAATCTATATATTTATTATATATAACATCTTTTGGAAAATGAAAAAAGATTAAAAAACTATGGCAAACGAATTTAAAATAAAAAAAGGGCTTATTGTAAATGGTAATGTCTCTGGCTCAACCGTGTTAGATGTACAAGGTACACAAGGACAATTATTCTCCATAACAGATAACCTATCAGGTTCATTATTTTCGGTAAACGATATTTCAGGTATTCCTATATTAAACGTAAATTCTAACGGAACAACAACCCAATACGGAGACTTAATTGTTGATGGTACCTTACAAATAACAGAAACTACGCAAGGTACAACGGAAACTAACATATTATTAGTAGATTCAAATGGAAATGTAGTACAAAGGTCCGATATATCATTAACTGGTCCAAAAGGAGATACTGGAGACACTGGTTTAGCTGGTCCAAAAGGAGACCCTGGTGAAGATGCAAGTGCAAGTTATGCGGTAAACGTCATAAGTACAAATACCAACGCCATAACAGGGCAAGCTTATGTCTTTACTAGCAATGTAACATTGACACTACCTAGCACGCCCTTATCAGGGGATTGGGTAGAGATTAGTAATTTAAGTGGAACGCCAAGCCCTATAATAGCTCGTAATGGAAAAAAAATAGTAGGCATTGATGAAAATTTAACCATAGATAAAGCATATGTAGGTTTTAGATTAATATTTACAGGCGATACTTTAGGATGGACAATAATAGGACAATAAAAATAATATAAAAATATGAGTAATTTATCAGATTTATACCCTAGTGGTGGAAGTGGCGGGGGATTAAAACCTCGGTTTAAAGAATTTTTAACAAGTGGAACTTTTACCCCTACCCAAGCCTTGATAGATGCGGGAGGGATGATTACAGTTTTCTTAGTGGGTAGTGGTGGTTCTAGTAATCGTACTGACGAAGGTGGAAGTGGTGGAGAGGTGTTAGAAAGTAAAATGACGCTAACGGGTATCGCTGGTTGTAATGTTATAATTGGTGCTAGTGTCCAACGTAGCAATGGAGTAGATAGCGTCTTTAATGGAGCGAATGCAGGAGGTCAGAATATTACTGCAAAAAGAGGGGTTATAAATAATAGACAGGAACAAAGAATGGGTTCAGGATGGGGGGGGTGGATTGATGATAACGTTATTGGTCTATCCGCTGGAAACGGTACTAATGGTTTTGGTGCTGGAGGAGGAACATCAAGTCGTGGTGGGGTAAGAGAAGGTGCGCCAAATAGCGGGCAGGGCGCTGCTCTCGACATAGCTAGCGGCAGCGGTTACTGTTTAATAACGTGGTGGGAATAAAAAAGATAGATATGGAAAATAGAGTGGCATTTATAGAAAATGGAGTGATAGCCAATATAATAAATTCTAACATGGCTTTTGCGGCAACATTGGGAGGTGAAATATTGGACGTTACGGGCTTACCCTGTGGTATTGGATACCCTGTAATAAACGGTCAGGTACAACACCCAGACACTTTACTTACTCCAGCCCAGTTACAAGAACGAAAACAGAATGAAGCTAGGGATTGGCGCAATGAAGAATTAAGTCGCCTCGATTTTATAGTACCTGTTACAGACCACCCACAGCACGCAGCTTATATTACATACAGGCAAGCGTTAAGGGATTGGCCTTCTACAACCAGTTTTCCTGATACAAAACCTGAATTGGTTTGATAAAGGTGATGGTTATATATAACTATTTGTTTGAAAAAAGTAATGTATAACAAATAATACTAAAAGGCTACACCAACGGCTATTGAAATAAATATTAAATAAATTATTGTTAAATGAAGATTTTCGTTCAAATTGCTTCTTATAGAGACTCACAACTTATACCAACAATTGAGGATATGCTTGAAAATGCTAAATATCCAAATAATTTAGTAATTGGTATTTGTCACCAATATCACCCAGATGATAGTTTTTCGGATTTATCTAAATACAAAGTAGATAGTAGGTTTAGGATAATCGATGTACTATACTCGGAATCAAATGGTGCTTGCTGGGCAAGACACCAAGTTCAACAGGTATATGGCGGTGAGGAATATACATTACAAATAGACTCACATATGCGATTTGAGAAAGATTGGGATATAACGCTTATTGATATGCTAAATGGTTTAATAGAAGACGGTATTGAAAAGCCTCTTTTAACTGGATATGTATCTTCGTTTGACCCGAACAATGACCCAGATGGTAGGGTTCGTGTTCCTTGGGAAATGTCATTTGACAGGTTTATACCAGAGGGTGCCGTATTCTTTTTACCAGATACAATACCAAACTGGGAAAAGTTGGTCAAGCCAGTTCCTGCAAGATTCTATTCAGCACACTTTGCATTTACACTAGGTATATTTAGTAAAGAAGTACAACATAATCCAGAATTTTATTTCCATGGAGAAGAGATTTCTATTGGTGTTAGAGCATATACACATGGATATGACCTTTTTCACCCACATAAAGTTATTATATGGCATGAATACACCAGAGAAGGCAGGACTAAGCAATGGGATGATGATAGTGAATGGAGTAAGAAAAATGAATTAGCACATAAAAAGAACAGGCAGCTATTCGGTATGGATGGTGAGGTTTGTGTAGATGGTAAATATGGATTTGGTGATAAAAGAACTTTATTAGACTATGAGAAGTATTCTGGATTAAAATTTGACACTAGGTCAGTTCAACAATATACACTGGATAAAAAATACCCACCGAACCCATATAATTTTGATAGTGAAAAGGATTGGTTAGGTAGCTTTACAAGAGTTTTTAAGCACTGTATTGATTTAGGATTTTCTCAAGTACCTGAGACGGATTATGAATTTTGGGTCGTTGCGTTCCACGGAACAGATGATGTGACGTTATTCAGAGAAGATGCCAATAAAGATGAGATAAAGAGAATATTATCCGATAAAGATTATTGTAAGATATGGAGAGAATTCCAGAGTTCTGAAAACCCGTCTAAATGGGTTGTTTGGCCTTACAGCACATCTAAGGGATGGTGTGATAAAATAGAAGGGTATCTATAGGATGGATATGCTAGTTTGTTAATTCTATAGTAGTAATTTATTTACGCACTTAAAGAATAAAAAATATACTTAATATTTATATTCACATATTTATAAGTAAAAGATAATTAATGGTCAACGATAAATTAATTCTAAGAGCGGTAACCAGTCCATGGTTAACACCAGTTCCAGATTTTACAAAGGGTTCAGTATTAACCCATGTAGAACTGGATAATAACCTATTATATTTAAAAGGTGAAACAATTACTACGGCAACTACTGTTTCTGGTATTGTTACATTACATAAAGTTAATGGTAAAACTATTGAGTTTAATGGAAGTGGTGCAGTATTGGATGAATATTGGGTTTCTGGCACTAGTCAAGGTTCTTTACAAACAATTATTGGTGATAATGTAGCTAGTGGCGATTATTCTATAACATATAATAAAAATAATACCGCAAGTGGTGATTATTCAACAGCAGAGGGTTTTAGAACTAGTGCAACAACTAATTCATCACATTCAGAAGGTTGGGGTACATTAGCTAGTGGTGTTGCATCACATTCTGAAGGTGTTGATACCGTAGCAAGTGGTGTAGCATCAAATGCACAGGGTAAACTTACTATTGCAAGTGGTAATTATTCACATGCCGAAGGTTATAACACAAAATCAAAAAGTGATTACTCACACGCTGAAGGTATTAATACAACTGCAAGTGGTGTAGCATCTAACGCATCTGGTAGTGGTACAGTAGCAAGTGGTGATTATTCTAATTCTTCTGGTTTTAATACACTTGCGAGCGGTAATAGTTCACACACTGAAGGTATTAATACAACTGCAAGTGGTGTAGCATCTAACGCATCTGGTAGTAATACAATAGCAAGTGGTGATTATTCTAATTCTTCTGGTTTTAATACAATAGCAAGTGGTAATACATCGAACGCATCTGGTAGTGGCACAACCGCAAGTGGTGATTATTCTAATTCTTCTGGTTTTAATACACTTGCGAGCGGTAATAGTTCACACGCTGAAGGTATTAATACAACTGCAAGTGGTGTAGCATCGAACGCATCTGGTAGTGGCACAACCGCAAGTGGGGATTATTCAAACGCATCTGGTAGTGGCACAACCGCAAGTGGTTTGATATCGAACGCACAAGGTTATAATACACTTGCGAGTGGTGTAGCATCTAACGCATCTGGTAGTGGTACAATAGCAAGTGGTAATACATCTAACGCATCTGGTAGTAATACAATAGCAAGTGGGGAATATTCTAACGCATCTGGTAGTGGCACAACCGCAAGTGGTTTGATATCGAACGCACAAGGTAGTAGCACTAATGCAAGTGGTTTGATATCACATGCACAAGGTTATAATACACTTGCGAGTGGAGAATATTCTAACGCATCTGGTACTAATACAACCGCAAGTGGTAATACATCTAACGCATCTGGTAGTGGTACAATAGCGAGTGGGGATTACTCTAATTCTTCTGGTACTAATACAACCGCAAGTGGTAATACATCTA